TATTAGAAGTTTGTGATGTTTGCAATGAGCCAAGACCAGTTTATGAAATAACCAATGTGGGCGGACAAACCGACCATGATGCTATTTGGGAATGTAAGGCTTGCCACGGGGTGAATAAGTCATGAAATTAAATATTGATTTTAATATTAAAGATGGTCAAAGAGCCATTATTAGCACCGAAAAAGATGCTTACGGTTGTAGGACTTTAATATTGCCTGAGCATCTTGCAATTGAAATTTATGAAGCATTGACTGAAGAATGGACAATGTGATGAGCAAATTAGAACGCGCATGCTGGGAATGTGAGGTGCGTGAAGCGTTACCAAATGAGCGTTACTGCGCAGTTTGTGAAGAAAAGACTGCTTGGATCAATGACTTCTATGAACAATTTGGGGACTAGACAATGGCTCAAAATAGCCGTAAGGTAAGGGGCAGGAGAACCGAGCATGTCGTTGCTAACTACTTTCGTGAGCGATGGGGAAGCGCAAGCGTAGTAAATAGTGGGGCATCTGGTAGCGATGTGCTTGGTACTCCCTTTGATATTGAGGTCAAGGCTAGAGCTGCATTTCAGCCAAAAGCATGGATAGACCAACAAAAGAAACGCGATGAGGGCAAACTAAAGTTCGTTGTAATGCGTTGTAATGGTCAAGGCGAAAACCCAGAAGATTATGTGTTTATAGCACGACTAGGTGACATGATGCCATTACTTGAAGAACAAAAAAACCCAGAAGCTATTGTGCGTTGCCAATGCGGCAAATGGATTATTAAAGGCGATGACTGCTGGGTGTGCGAAGCTATAGCAGGTGGCAAATGATTGAGCTAATAAATGGCGATTGTTTAATCGAATTACCAAAGATACGGGCAACCTACGACAAGATGGTAATCGTCACCGATCCGCCTTTCAACGTTGGGTATCACTACAATACTTACAAAGATAATATGCCAGAAGATAGTTATTATGAAATGTTTGGCGATATATTCAGTTCAAGTCCATTTGTTGTTATTCATTATCCTGAGGAAATTTACAAAATAGCCTTTCAAGTGGGTGAATTCCCAGACAAGGTAGTGAGCTGGGTATATAACTCAAATACAGCTAAGCAGCATCGAGATATTGGCTTCTTTGGCATAAAGCCTAATTTCAAACAATATGGGCAACCATATAAGAACCCTACAGATAAGAGAATTCAAGAACGCATAGCCAAAGGGCAGACTGCACGACTTTATGATTGGTGGGAAATCAACCAAGTTAAGAATGTGTCCAGGGACAAGACCGACCATCCATGCCAAATGCCTTTAGAGGTTATGCGTAGAATCGTGGGTATATTGCCAGAAGATTATGTGGTCGTAGATCCGTTCATGGGTTCTGGAACTACCGCATTAGCTTGCAAAGAATTAGGGCGAAACTTTATTGGGATAGAGATAGATGAGCACTACTACAACATATCTAAAGAAAGGTTAGCCTGTGGATAACTTTCGACACGCCGCTCTGACCAGCACTTTTGTAAATGAACTTGACAGTCATGGTACGCTAATGGCTAGAGCCCATCAGGGGCTCACCCCGAGCCGCTTGAAGCGGGTAGCTCGGGGGGTAGCCTGCGCTATCGGGATAGCTCTATGCAGTGCGGCGCCTGCAGGTCAGGCGACAACCAGCCAAACAGAATTAACTCCATTTCGCTACGCTTCATTCTTGACAAGCCAAGTAGAAGCTTCATGTCTATTTAAGATTGCATTAAGAGAAAGCAATGTGCGTTACAACGCAATAAACAGATCTAGTGGTGCTTCAGGTGCTTGGCAGTTTATGAATACACGAGTAAGAGAATTAAGTCCATTAGAACAGGTAGAATGGGCTATACGATATGCAGAAACACGCTATGGAACACCATGCAACGCATGGGAGTTCTGGAAAAGGAACTATTGGTGGTAATGGCTACTTATGAATTCAGATGCTGTGGTATTACACAAGAAATAACAGTAAGCATAAGAGAGCAATTACCAAAACCTAAGTGCAGTGTATGTAATGGTGATATGGCTAGAATATATAACACTACACCAGCTATATTTAAAGCTAAAGGCTTCTATTCAACTGATAACAAATGAGTAATATAAAACGTAAGCGTGAGTTAGGCTCACGTCAATGGAAGAAGCAACGTGAGTTAGTGTTTAGAACTAAGGGTCATGATTGTTACATTTGTGGTGAGTGGGCTGATGCAGTGGATCATGTAATTAGTGCAAAGCGTGGTGGTGGTTCGAATATAGAGAACTTAGAACCAATATGTAAGCGATGTAACAGCAAGAAAGGTAGCCGTGAATACGGCGTTTTTTTAGGGCGCACGCCTACCCCCCCTGTCTTTTCTTCCAATCCCTCTCCTATGTCGGTCAGTGTCGTTCATCACAGTCCGTTTTCAACCGATCCGAGCCAGTCGTAGCCAATCGTGACCAATCAAGACCAATCGCCGAGGGGGCTAACAGAACCCCGTATTCACACGCCATTACACACAGGCAAATCGCGCATGCAAGAGGTTGCAGATCTCGCTGACCTTTTAGAGATGCCGTTATTGCCGTGGCAGCGTTGGGTCTTAGATGATTATTTAAGTATTGGCGAAGATGGAAAGTTTCGGCGCAAGGTGGGCGGCCTACTTATCGCTCGACAGAACGGAAAGACCCATCTTGCCCGAATGCTCATTTTGTGGAAGCTATTGCAAGGCGAAAAGGTCTTAGCAATGTCCTCTAATAGAAACATGGCCTTAGACACCTTTCAAAAAGTGGCAGGGCTATTTGAAGAATTCCCATTCTTAAAATCACAAGTAAAGGCGATCAGATATGCTAACGGAACTGAAAAGATATTACTTAATAATGGCGGCCTTTACGAAGTCGCTGCCGCTACTCGCGACGGCTCTCGCGGTAAGACTGTTGATTTCCTTTATATTGACGAGCTTAGAGAAATTAGCGAAGATGCATGGACGGCTGCTCGACCAACTACAAGAGCAAGGCCTAACTCGCAAACTTTCACGACGTCTAACGCTGGTGATGCGTTCTCAACAGTTCTTAACGACATGCGGGAACGCGCTTTCGACTATCCACCGCCGGAGTTCGCGTGGTACGAATACTCAGCTCCACAATTTGCTAAAATTGATGACCGGAAAGCGTGGGCGCAAGCAAATCCTGCTCTGGGATATTTATTTGACGAATCTGCCATCGCGGAATCCGTTGCTACAAACTCTGTTGAGAGTACGCGAACAGAAACGCTCTGCCAATGGGTCGATTCGCTTGCATCGCCGTGGCCTAACGGATCGTGGGAAGCGATAGGCGAAAAAGATTTAACTATTCGAGAGGGCGCTTACACTATTTTTGCTTTCGACAAGGCTCCGTCTGGCAGATTTGCCAGCCTTGTCGGGGGCTGGATAATGGAAGATGGTCGAATTGGCGTAGCCGTCATTCAGACTTGGGAAAATAGCGTTCAAGTAGATGATTTGAAGATAGCAGCCGATATTAAGGGCTGGATAGACAAGTTCAAGCCTCGTTTAACCTGCTACGACAAATACGCAACTCAAACCATCGCAGATAGGCTTTCAAGAGCTGGAGTTATGGTCGAAGATGTATCCGGTGCGCAGTTCTATCAAGCCTGTGGCGATTTGCTCGACAGTATTGTAAATATGCGCATGGCTCACCCAATGCAGCCAGAACTAGACAAACAAATGAATAACGTGGCTGCCAAAACTAACGATAGCGGTTGGAGAATCGTAAAACGTAAATCGGCTGGCGATGTATCGGCCCCTATTGCCCTAGCAATGGTTGTCCATCAGCTTCTAAAGCCAATCGCAAAACCAGCAATTTATTCACTTGAATAATAGTTGAACTTTCAACTATTCTGCTATACTTATACATATGGGTATATTTTCGCGTAAGACCACATCACCAGACACTTCATCGTCTAACTCGATCTTGGCGCAATATGCCCCTCAGGTTATGGGTGAAAACCTAAATCAATTAGTTACCTATATAACTCCAAGATTACAACGCAATGATGCAATGAAATGCTCTGCGTTGGCTCGCGCTCGCAATTTAATTTGCGGAACTGGCGCAACAATTCCAATGGCGTTATATCGTAAATCTACTGGAGAAGAATTAGGTTCTCCTGTTTGGCTAGAACAACCATCACTAGCGCAACCAAGATTTGTAACTATTAGCTGGACACTTGATTCGTTAATGCTTTACGGCGTTGCTTATTGGGAAGTTACAGAAGTTTATGAAGAAGATGGCCGACCTAAGCGTTTTGAATGGGTTGCAAATACTCGCGTAACATTTGATTTAGATCTATACAATACAACTGTAAACCAGTATTACGTTGATGGCTTCCCACGCCCGATGTCTGGTATTGGTTCGCTAATTACCTTTCAAGGTTTCGATGAGGGAGTATTAGCTCGCGGATCACAAACAATTCAAGCAGCTTTAGATGTCCAGCGCGCAATGGCAATCGCAGCAGCAACTCCATTTCCTACTGGCGTAATTAAAAACACCGGCGCAGATATGACGCCACAAGAAGTTCAAGGAATTTTAGGTGCGTGGAAGCGCGCACGCGATACACGCGGAACCGCATTTTTAACTGCAACTCTTGATTACACTCCTACTTCATATTCACCTAAAGACATGGTTTATGCAGAAAGTTTGCAATATCTTTCAACAGAAGTTGCACGTCTTTGCAATATCCCTGCTTATATGCTTTCAGCAGACATGAATAACTCCATGACTTACTCAAACGTTATGGATGAGCGTAAGCAATTCTTTGCATATTCTCTTATGCCTTACCTTGATGCTATTGCAGCACGTTTATCTATGAACGATATAACTGCAAATGGCAACGAAGTTCGCTTTGAAGTTAATGATACTTTCTTACGCACTGAACCACTAGAGCGTTTAGCGGCAATAGAGAAAATGCTACAACTCGACCTAATCACAGTAGAGCAAGCGCGTGAAATGGAAGAACTAACACCACAAGGAAATGACGAGGTTCGTTAATGGATAACAAAATCCTAACCTTTAGCGCGGATATTACCTGCGATACAGAAAAGCGCACTATCTCTGGCAAAATCGTTCCTATTGGAACTGGCGAAGTCGGCAACACCAGCGCAGGTCGCGTAGTGTTTGAAGCTGGTTCGATTAAGCTTCCAGATGATCCTAAGAAAATTAAATTATTAAATCAGCACAATGTAAAAGAGCCTCTAGGCCGCGCACAATACATTACAGAAGCGGCAGATGGCCTTTATGCATCTTTCAAGGTTTCTTCTTCAACACGCGGTAGCGATGCGTTGCTACTTGCATCAGAGGGCTTGCAGGCCGGTTTATCTGTTGGCGTTTCTGTAGAGAAGTCATTTAACAAGGCTGGCGTAATGCACGTTACCGCAGCCGATTTGTTCGAAGTAAGTTTGGTTACCGAGCCAGCGTTTAAGTCTGCTCAGGTTACCGATGTCGCGGCATCAGAAGAAGCAGAAACACCTGCTAATGAAGATGCAACCACACCTACAAAAGAAAGCGAGGAAACTGTGGAGAACACTCCAGAAGTTTCAGCAGCTCCAGAGGTAGAGGCAGCATCAGTAGAAGCCGCCGCACCAAAGGTAACTGCAATGGT